GTATTACTTCTATATGTCAAATCAAGCTGTCCACCGCTTACATGACCATCAATAGTTAGTTTTGCATTTACGCCTGAACCATTACCCTCTATTAATACATTAGCATCATTACCAGCACCGCCTGTGTTATATATGTGCAAAAGCTCACTTGGACTCGTAGTCCCAACACCCAATCTCTCAGCACTTGCGTCCCAGAAAAGTTTTGCAGTTGTTCCTGTATCTTCGTAAAAGGAGATGTCTCCAAATCTATCAATCTGCATTCTAGTAACAGTATCAGTACCATTATTGGAGTTAAATTTAATAAGTCCATGTGTACTTGTATTTGAACTTTGTATTGTTGTTGTACCTGCATTATGTTTAAATTCTGCACCCTGATTTGTAGCTGTAGTATCAACTAATGAAAGTGTTGGGTTTCCGTCTGATATTGTGGCATCACCATCAACAGTCAAACCATCAACAGTAGCAGAACCTGTAACATCTATAGCATGTGAAAAATCAAACCTATCGTTTGCAGCATTCCAAAGAATCGTAGCATCTGTACTTGCATCTACAGCATCTTGAATAGTTATACCAGCTCCATCAGCGTTTGAAGATGTATCTCCGGTACCATAGTTTAATGTAATGTTTTTATCTTCTACATCAAGTGTTGCAGTGTTTAAAGTTACTGTAGTGCCTTCAACAGTTAAATTACCTGTAACAACTGCGTTACCTGTAATGTTTGCAGTACCACTTAAATAAAGGTCTTTAAACTTTAAAGCACTTGTACCTAAGTCTACATCGTTATTAGTGGTAGGTACAATAGCTCCATCAGCTATATAGAGTTGTTGTGTTGAAGTTCCGGATACATCTACCCAAAATTCTATATGGTCATTAGTTGTATCTACTAAAATTTTGTTAAGTGGTGTAGCTAATCCTGCATCACCAAGTACACTAATAACTGGTCCTTCACCTACTGTTCCATCATGTTTATGTCCAGTAGCACTATCAAAAGCAGAAACTAATTGATTATATTCGTTATTAAATAATGCTGCAGTTATTAAATCACCATCTGCAAATGTACTTTGTCTAACATAACTTGCCATGTATTATCTCCTGCCTGAAGGTATAAAGTCTATATAAAAACCATTTATAATGTAAGGTGGTTTTTTATCGTTTGTTGAAATTCTAAAAGAGTTACTATGACCACTTCCTTGTAATGCTACTCTAACTAGTGGTTGCTCTCCTGCTCCAAAAATTGAAGAACCAAATGTAGCTGAACCAAACAATGAAGGTGCATCTACAGTTAAGTTGTAGTCTGGTGGTTGTGGTAAATCTATACTATCGTAATCGTATCTAATTCTTAGTGTTGGAGTTATATCTCCTTCTGGAGCTATTGACATTTTAATATAGTGTAAAGTTTTTAAAGTTCCTAAGTCTCCATAATCATAATCTGGAGTTTGGTACTTAGCATCTATATTAGCTCCATCAAAATCATCACCACTGTCATGAACATAAACATAACCGTTTGTATCTCCGTGGTAGTAAGTTTCAATACCTTCGTTATCAAAGTTAGAATTTATTGAAGTTACTTCTAAACCTAATGTCTCTGACCATTCAAAGCCAGTAGGTCTTAATGTTCCTATAATACCTTTTTGTCCAGTATTAGGAACACCTATATTAGTATAAAATAATCTGTATTGTGATTTTTCTCTGATAACTAAACTACTAATAATAAAGTCATCAATGTTTCTAGCTAGGTTAATCATTAAAGGTTGTATAGGTTTTGAAACTGTACCTAACTCAACGTCACCAATCCTAGCTGTACCAGCAACTGTTCTAATACCATCAGGTGCTAAGAATACTAAGTCACCACCAATCTCTTGAATACTGTAGCCGCTTAAACAACCTACGTTTTCTGCAACAGGAACAATTGCTATCGGAGGACTATCGTTTAATCCGCTATTTATATTTACAAGTTTATGAATACTATTTTCACAAAATATAAATAAGTCTTCACGGAAACCTTTAATTCCTACTATTTGGTCTGATATTGCTATAGCATTCGTGCTTGGAAAAGATGAAAAAGTATTTTTAGAACTATAATATAAAGTGTTTAAATTATCTTCAACTCCAGCAGCTATTAAATGGTGGTCATGTACTGTAACATACTTAACAGCTTTACTGTTTCCTGCAACGTCTACTAAACTAGTATGAAAAGTTCTAGTGTTTAAATTACCTGAACCTTCCATTCTAAAACTAAAAACAACATTAGCTCCGTCAGCTATATTAAGTTCACCATAATCAAACGTAGCACCTTCAAAAAGTGCAAAAGAACATTGTCCTTGTGCTGTTCTAGCTGTAACAGCTTTACCTGTAAAGGTTGTGTAGTCATCGCCACTACTATGAGATAACTTATTTATCTGTAACCAAGTAATTCCATCGTTACTGAAAAATATATCTGTTCCTGCACAGACTACTACTCCATCTGCGTAAGGAAAAACTCCTAAGATATCTGTGACTCCACCAGTAGGTTGAGTTGCACTTGAACCTCCAAGCTTACTATAACCGTTAATACGTCTGTAGCCACCTTCTGTAGCTACTTCAAAGTTTTGTAATGTCTTTGCAACTCCGGGAGTTTTAAGTAAGTCAATAGAGTTTACTGATTTTACTAATCCTCCGTTACATGCAACGGTGTAAGGTTGTGAACGTGCCATATAATTTAAAAGTAGGTTCTATCGTCTGTCATATATTTAGGGGCTGGATTCATGAGATTAGATTTCATATGCTTCATCCCCTTTTTAAAGTCTTCTAAAGCAAAGGCTGCTTGTTGTGGACTTTCTTTAAACTGCCATACATAGTATCTTGCTTTAGCAGTTATAATGTTAGCATACTGGTCTGGTAATGCTATTGTGTCACCATGTGCTACAAGCTCTACAGGCTTTGTAAAAGCATAAAAGTGAATATTGTAAACTTTGTCAGGTATTGGACTTAATCCAAACTTCCTGTTGTCAGGAGATTTAATTACAAATTTAGGCTCTCCGTATGCCTGTGTGTTTGCATCGTCTGCATTTTCACTATCTCTATAATATCTTTTCCAGTCTGCATGTGTAATAAATTTTAAACCTTTAGAGACGTGAGGAGCTGTTTCACCATTTACATTTATTGTTGTGGCATAAAAGTCATCCCAATCTACAGAAGCATAGTCTGTAATAATATTAGAACTATCAGCTTTTAATAAGTACCATCTTTGTCCAGCTACACTCGGAACTGTTACGTTACCATAGAAAGGGTCAGTAGCTCCACTAACTCCTGCTGAAAAGAAAGGTAGTTGTGGTTCTTCGTTAGCTATATCAAACAAAGATTTATTAATTGAATCTTTTACAAATTTCTGAATACCTGTAGCGTTTGCAAAAGTAGAAGTAGTAAGAGGAACCTCGTTCAGTTCTCTTAGTACTTCATTTGTAATATCAATATATGTTGTAGCCATTATTTTTTATGAACCTTTTGAATTGGAAAGTTTGCTTCTAAACTAGCACCTTTATGTTTTACAAACTTACCTGTGTGTTTCATTAATTTATAACCACCTTTAGCTTGTTTCATCCAGTGGTATCCTTTAGGTGCTTTAACTTTCACTATTTTTCGCCTTTTATTTTCATAGTGTTATAACCGGCTTTACCTTTACAGGACGATTCCATATCGTATACAGAAGCATATCCACCTTTGTTATAAGCTTGTCTTACTTTCCCACCTTTCATGTAACCTTTTTTCTTTTTATCTTTTCCGTATTTCATTTATTTTCCTCTATATAAAGAGGAGGAGTCCGAAGACTCCCCCATGTTGATTATTAGTCTACTATGTAGAAAGATTTAACCAGAGCTTCTGGTCTAAGTACTTTAGCACCGTAAACATGTAATCCTCTAACAATGTCACCAAATGAATTAGGGTCTCTAATTACTTCTGTTGATGTAATTGTTTGAGCAGTAGAAACTGCTGACATATGTCCAGCAAGACATTGTTTTACTGCACCACCAGTAGTAGTAGCTGGAACATTGTTTGATTTATACATATTAAAACCTCTCAACTTACCTGTTGAAACAAGTCCATTTCTAATTGAACCTTGTCCAGCATTAAAGTCTACTGATAATAATTTAGAACCTGACTGTGATAACTCTTCATAGAAATCAGGACTAGCTACAAACCATCTACCTTCTTCAGGTACATTTTGGTCATCTAGTAATCTAGCCATTCTAGCCATAAGGTCTAAAGCATCAACACCGCCACCATCTGAACCTAAAAGGTCGATAGGGTCTGTTGAAGCTAAACTACCAGAAGCAGCATTAGCTGTATCTCCACCAATTGTCATATCTGGTCCACTTGCTGAAACACCTGATGCTATTCTAGTTAAAACACCTGCATCAAATGCATCTCTTAAAGCATAAGCAGCAGATGAACTAGCTACTTCTTTAAAGTTTACATGTGACATTTGACTTTCAATATCATCTACGATGAATTTAAAAGCGTTAGCTGTGTCTACAACAAGAGTAGTTTCTGCATCTGCTAAAGTTGTTTTATTAACATCTGCTCCTCTTTCATATTGATGAACATCAATTGTTGGTTCTTTTATAATTTTAACAGTATCTCCATATCCTGAGATTTCACCTGTGTAGTCTGTATTTGTAACTGCTTCGACAACAGAGGCTTTCCTAAAAAAGTTTAAGACCTTCTTAGAATAAACTTCAGGTAGAAAATTGTTATTAGTAAAGTTAGAACCAGAAGATTGTGCAAAATTCTGGTCTATTACATTATTTGGCATTTTATTTTCTCCTAATAAAATATATTATTTATTTTTGAACTCTGCCTTCAAACATAGCTTGACTGATTTCACTTTCGTATTTATCAAACTCGTCCATGCTCATGGCAGAAATCTCCTTAGTAGTCCAAACTTTATCTTGCTTTGGCTCAACACTTGTAGTTTTAGTTGAGACCATATCAGCAGCAGATTGTTTGGATTTTTTAGAACTTGACTTCTTCGGTGCAACATCCAATCCAATATCTTTTTTAAATAAATCTAAAGCTCTTGAAGCTAGGTCAGCATCATCAGTATTTTTATAAACCCAATTTTGAATTGAGTTTGGCTGAGACTTTGCCCAATCATGAAAATCATCACTGTTTTTAATATCTTCAAAATCAGGATGTTTTTCCATCAATCGCTTTTCAGCATCTTTTCTAATAAGCTCTTTTTCACGTTGTTGTAAAGCTTCTAATCTTTCTTCTAAAACTTTAGATTTCTCTGAAGCTTGAAGATGAGATACAGTTTCTACAACTTCGTAAACATCAGGATAATTATTTTTAAACTCTTCTAGTTCTTCTGGAGATTTAGGAGCTTTATACTCAGTTCTATTTTTAGTAGCTTCGTCTATTAACTCTTGTTCTCTAGATTTAAACTCATTAAGTTTAGAATCATAATGTTTTTTCAAGTCATCGTATCGTTTTTTGTAGTCTGGTTTTTTGTAAGGTTGGTCTTTAGGACTTTCCTCAACTGCTTCCTTTTCTACAGTTTGCTCTACGTTTGTATCTGTAGGTTCTTTAGGTTGTTCTTTAAAAAACATTCCTTGAGAACTTTCAAATTGCTTATCTTCTATATCTTTATGCCATGATTTATTTTGGTTATAAGGATTGGCATTTTCCTCTTGTACTTTAGTAGTCATATTCTTTTCTCCTACTCAGGGCTTCGTTTAAAAGGTAGCTGCGTATGTCGACTGTGCAGGGCTTTTATTTTTTAAAGGTAGCCTTTCGGTTATTAAAATGATAGGGTGCTTATGACATAAGGTAGCCCTACCTCCTATTTTAGCTTCTTACGTGTGGGACTCTAGGGTCTAACATATTTCGTGTTACTTCTTCCTGTATCAGATTATCTTCTGCCAACCCTAAAGCAGGAGAAGAACTATCTGAAGGTTTCATAATACGAGTTTCTGTTTGAACAATCTTTTCAGGTTGGTCATCCATTACAAGTCCACCGTATTGAGCTTGTTGTCTTTCATCCGCACTAGCTTCAGCATCTTTCATCATTGACATTAATTTGTCAGCTCCGATTTCTTCTACAGCTTTTGCAGTAAAGACAAATTCTCCGTCAGATAACCTAGCAGGTATACTGTCAGAGACTCCCGAACCCGGACCTTCAACAGGACCAGACCCAGCAAATTCTTGAGCAACGTCTACAACTTTATCAAATAGCATAGCTAGTTGCTCATCTTGTTCTAGTTTAGATGTAAGCATATCTTCTTCTTCTTCACTTAATGCTTCACCTAATATAAATTCCATGTAATTATCTTCCATAACTTCATCAGATTCCATAGGTTTTTCCATAACCATTACCATCTGTTCATCTATGGAGCCACCTTCTTCGTAACCCATTCTAGCTACTACTTCAGGTGCTTCTTTTTTCAGAGCTTCTAATCCTTTGTTAGGAAGTTTTACTTCAGCTCCATCTTTATATTTAATTCTTACTTTGTTATCATCTTCTAATAACATTTACTTCTCCTTTGCTTTTCCAATGTTTAAAGCAAACCAATCAATAATTTTGTAAGCTTTACCGACTAACTTATCGTCAGCAGGAGTTGGTGTTAATGAAGCAATTAATGAACAGATTGAAACTATCCAAGGAATTACTCCTACTAATTTTAATATTGTATCTAATAAACTTAACATATTATTTCTCCTCTTTTCTGTTAATTGCCTCTCTAACCTGTAGGTCCAACTGCTCTAGGCGTACCAGAGAATTCACTTTCCCCTGCAGCCGGAACATTTCCGATTCCGATGTTGCCACCACCAGTGCCTGTAGCTCCAAGTTCTTGAGGTTGTTCAGGTG